TTATAATTGTTCTACTGTTGGTTGTGATATTGGTGCTGTTTCCTGTAGGTTTATTTGTTCATATAGCATCATAAATCCTTCAGAGTACTTTTTAGCTTCTGCACTAACTCCATTTGCTGTAGAAAAGTGTTGCTCCCACAAAGGTTTTGTAATCGCCACAATGAGCCTATAAACATCTTCTACATTAGTTATAGGATAATTCTTGCAGAACAACTTTAATCCCTTACTGAATCTGGTTGTGATATGATCTTTGGTTAACATAGGGTGATCTTTGATTATATCAAGTAGATTTGAAGCAACTTCGATTGATTTTGCATTCAGAGTTACGCTTGATGGTAATTCTCTGGTTTGTTCCTTCATCTTCTTTACTATATTACAGGTTAGATCTCCAGTCTTTATTGTTGCAAAATCATATACAACCTGATTTTTGATATTGTGATATTTTGCTAATCTATCAAGCTCATCAATAAACTCATTTCCAGAAGATATGTTGGCATTCTGAACATTTGCATAATTCCAAGGAATTCCACTATTCTTCAGCAGCACGAACTTAACTACATCCATAACATCAGGAACTGTTACTTCTCTATAGATGCTTTCATTATCAATAGTATTATCACCATCGATCATTTGCATAAGCATTAATGCAACAAGCCTTCCTTGACCATCAACACATACCTTCACATCTTGAGTATATTGAATCTCTTCCATTTCCAGCATCCAATTTGATAGGCTTAATGGCTTACTATTGTCTTTCTTTGCAACCTTAGCTGATAGAATTTTTTTTCCTTCCAAACAGCTTCCTGTTACATACTCAATCTTGCCAACCTCTTTAAGATAGCCGTTTGATTTGATACGATTATAGGATTCGTTAACTCTTGATGTGGTAACTTCTCTGTTACCTTTAATTAAATGTAATTTCATAATAATGGTGCGTTTATCCTTACAACGCCTAGACTTTAATATTTATTATTTGTCTTATTGACACTGCAAAGATAAGGTGGCTAAAAAGGTTCTCTAGGGAATAAAAAAAATCCCACCTTTCTACTCCCTTTTATTTGGAGTGAAAAGCAGGATCATATAGTAATGAAATAACTATGTTAGCAATAGATCATATTAGGGTTACTTATTTTTAAATCTTTATATTGCTTTAAAAACCCTTTTAATGTTTCATCTGAAATTAAGAAGCTTTTACTTCTAGATAGTTTTGTAATATATACCAGTTTGGATATAAGAAGTTGTTTATTTAGTAATCCATTTTTACCTTTCTTTTTAATTCCTTTAAATTGAGGGTTCTTATCAAAGAAAGTAATAAACATCTTAGCAAAATAGGCTATATGAACAGAATTAGATACAGTTTCAATATTAGGTGTTCCATCTTCATTAAATATAGGAATTGTTCCAAGATTTAAAAAGCTATTTTCACTTGTATTATTTACCAGATTCATACATAGCTTAGAAATTACATATAAGGTAGTAGGATCATCAATAACAAATTTGCGTTTCCCTTTTATATCTAATACTAATTTAATTGGCTTATCAAAAGTTACTTTTAAATGTGTTTCATTCAAAGAGTCAATATTATTATCAATTTCATTGCTTAATTTCTCTAATTGATTTTTAGGAGATAGAACATCTGGTACTTTGTTATAACTAAAACAGGTACTATAATCCAATATGAACAGTATTAAATACCAAAACTTTTCTTTATCTAATCCAAAAGCATCAATAGTTTCCTGTAATTCTTCGTCCTTCAAATAATCTTCGTATTTGATTCCTATTTGTATTTGATTATTATTGTATCTATTTATAAAAATAAAAGCTTTTGAAAAATCAATGTACATTCCATCATAATCAACAGAAGGAAAATTATCATATGCATAATCATACACATACTCAAATTCATCAAATTCATACGGTTCCATAATTTCAATTATATTTTATTGCAGCAAAAATAGGTAAAGCCTGCTAACTTTCCAGCTAACAGGCTTCAATAATCTATTTATCCTTAGTAATCTTATATCTGTAATGGTAATCTATTCCAAATAGTGATCCAGCAAATGTTCCTATTTCACCAAATGCAATTAATACACTGCTATCTATTATCCCTACAGGTGGAACTATAAAACCTGCTATAAGTAATCCTGCACCCAGAACAACCAATAAACAAGCTACAATTAACTGTGTTTCTTCTTTCTTCATTGATTTTTAAAATGTGGTTTAATTTAAAGTTAAACAGATGCAAAGTATGAAGTAGGTATCATTCTAAATTGTATTGTATCTCCAGATTCAATTCCATTAGGTACACCATTAGCAGCATCAAAAATTAGACTACCAGATCATCTAACATAGTATCTACCTGAAGTACCTGTAGCATCTGCATTATAGTACATTGTGCTAGGTACATCTGTAAGTGAAACTTTTATTCCACTGTTACCCGTAATTTGATATTTTAAACTTCATCCTATCTTTGATTCAAATGATCTGTAATAATTTGTAGGGAAAGTAGAAACAGCTTTAGAAGCACCTTCAATATTTAAATAAGTCAGTGTAAACCGTTTATTAAAGGAATCATATACTCCATTATATAAAGGATTACTGTCTATTGTCATTGGTGGGAAATTATCCATTGGATCGTATGAAGCTGTTATATTAACCCCTACATTTAAAATCTTTATTGATAAAGTAACTGTAGATCCATCTGGTATTTGGAACTTCTTATAATCAGTACTATTGCCATACCAGACTTTGAATGTTCTATTAATTGTACTTCCAGCTAAAGATGTTGATAAATCTAAAGTAAGTGGTATAGTTAAGTAATGATTTGTTTCAGAAATTGAAGCTAAAGAAGCTCTAGCATATCCATCAACATAGGAACCAGATAACGTTATATCATTTGAATCAGTTAATGTAACTGTATCAGCCTGTATAGATGTTTCATTAGCTCATTTTTTTACTACTTCTGTATTTGGTAAATCTATTCGTATTGCAATATTATTAACCGCTTTACCATACCCTGTTCCGTTTCCATTTCCATCTTGTGCTTCCAATACAAATTCATTTTGAATAGTATTAGATGGTTTTCTGGCTGTATGATTATATAAAGAAAAGTCTGATAGCCAATAACCGTTTAACGCTGTTGGCTTATCATATTCTAGTAATCTATTGTTTATCTTAAATCCTGATATATTTGGGAAATATGCTTCTCTATCAGCCAATGATGAAGCTCCAAAATTCATAGGTTTCCTTTCACTTCAGGGATTTATGTTAGGACATAAACATAAAGTTCCAACATCTAAGGAATCATAATCTAAGCCATTTCTAACATACATTGGTGAAATATTATATTCTCTAAATTTCATTATACTGTTTGTTTTGCTGATATTGATAAATATATTCCATCTTTAGATACTGTTACACCTAAATCATTTGTTACAAATGCAATCCAATAGGTAGCACCTTTTACTAAAGATACTTTCATTCCTACACCTGTTCAGGTACTAGCATTAGCAATTAAAGTAGCAACTACACCATAGCTAATGGTTACAGGTAAAAAGCTTAATGTTATACTAATAGATTCAGTGTTAACCATTGTTCCCGTACCTATAGAAATTTCTGCTGTAATACTTCTGGCTTTTCCATCTGTATAGGTTGAAGTATTTGTATAATGCCTGTTACCAACATCAATTTTATTATCTGTCAAAATTAAAGATTGTCCTGCAATAGCAATTCCAGCAATAGAATTACTCATTAAAGGTCAATCTGTTGTATAAGATGAACTTTGATATTTAGCAACAATTGCCCCAGGAGCTGTAAATTTTCCTGTGTTATCAAATACATAGCTATAAGTTCCAGAAGGAGTTTTAATCTGGAATCCATCACCATAGGATATTAATCTATGTGTGTAATCTGTTGAAGTGGTGGTTCCGTGAAGGTCTATAAATTGACCAATTTCCAAAGCTCCTAAGGTGGAATCTAATCTAGGAATCTTATTAGCATAAGTAGCATAATTTCCAGATGATGAATAAAGAATATCAGATGATAAAACAAATGCCGTTGCTTCTTTTCCATCTAACAAATCTGCATCTAATCCAGATCCAGAACCATCTACTGTTTTTATTTTACTTAATACATCTGCTGCTGTATAACTAGCAGAAGGTAAATAAGAAGTTGAATCTAATGTTCAGCTATCTGTTCCTGTCCTTTTAAGTAATCCTGTAGATGTTAAACCTGCTATAGCTGTTAAATCATTGTCTAATGGTTGATATACTCCAGTATGAGTATGGCTAGCAGCAGCAGCTCCAACTTCAGAATAAGTATAAGAAGGTTTATTTGCTGCTTTTGCCCAGCTATATACATCTGAAGCAGGTAATGAAGTAGGATAAGCAGGAATAGTAATCCCATTACTGGAAACGTTGTAAGTAGTGGTTCCAACCTTTAAAAAAGATAGATAATTATGTGTATGACTGGAGCCAGCATATTTACTATCAAATAATGTATCTGTTGCTAATATGCCATAACCGGCTAAAGTGTTTGGTTTATCTGTTAAATCATTTCAACTGCTAACACCTGATCCACCACCAGTAGCACTTAATACACCATCTGGATCAATGCTTAAATTAGCTCCAACTTTTATTAATCCTAATACAGAATTACCAGCAATAGGAAAATCAGGAACATAAGATTCAGCCATATATTTAGCAACAATTGAACCTGTTGCCACAAAATCACCTTCAACTGTTTGGCTGGTTTCACCTGTCTTTTTTACAAAGTTGTTGGTATCAATAGAGATACTTCCACCAGATGAAGATCCAGAAGAACCGCCAAATAAATATTTATGATACTTACTTCTAGGAGTTGCAACTATTCTATTTTTCTTTATTTCCATTGTTATTTAATTTCTATCATATTACCTTCTAATCTGTTATCTTCATAGTCTATACTTCCACCAGTAAAAAGAAATGTTTTCCCAGATAAATAGCTATCTGTAATAATTGAATAGGGTAATACGTCTGGTTTAATAATTTGGGTTAACTTAATCTTTGGTTGGCTATATTGATCTACTATTCTTTTGATCATATATTCTTCTGGCTTATGAGCTGTTGAATCTATGCTGCTTGTTAGTTTATCCAATAATCCATTATTATAAATAACCTTACTAAAAGATAATCCAGAATCATTTTTTGATGTGATTTTGAATGTAATATCATCCAATGGATTGATATAAGATTCATTAACCACATTTTCATATTTGGTATCTTCCTGTATATCTACCTTTAAAGGGTTATAAGGTGAACCGCTATTCAATTCTAAACCTTTAATGATACAATGAGTAGGTATAAAGGATTGAAGTCTGGTAACACCCTGTCCATATGCTGCCCCACCTTCAGCAGTGGAAACATAATACCTTTGAGGGCAATAAATAACCAATTTCAATTCACCAGCTAAAAGGGTTGGAATATTGATTTTATAGCCAGATAAACCAACTCCAGAAGTATAATCAAATTCATCCTTCACATTTATAAAATCCCAGCTTAATTTAGTGGTTTTAGATATTTCTAAAGGAACATTGAACTTAGTTGCTGTAGTTGTCCAATTTGTGCCATTATAATACAGATTCCCAATAGAGAGGGAAACTGGTACATAGTAGCTGTTTTTAGTTGTTTCAACACCACCAACCAAATCATATAGATCATTATAGGTATTATCTGCAATATTGTTTACAGTTGCTCTAATCCCGTTTAATTGCTTAATCCACGCTATAGAGAAATTAAGAGCTAAAACAGATTCAGAAGTAATAACAATGTTGTTGTATTTCTTTGTTGTTATTACAGGTAATGGTTGACTTCCTTGTAATTTAATGGTTTCATCTAACTTAGTAGTTGTAGTATAATCTGTATTTCCTGCTTCTGCAATTGTATTTAGCTTAATAAGAAACTCATCCTCAAAACTAAGATCTTTTGGTTTTTCATTATCATCAAATGCTTCTGTAGATGTTTGAAAGCAACCATATAAAGAATCAATAGGAATAGGATTATCAAAGCTGTAACTATCTAAAGTATCTGATTCTGTAAACTGTCTGGTAGTTGAATTAAAGGAGTACATATAAGGTCTAAAATCAGTAGCCTTATATCAATTTCTCATATATCTGTAAGTCTTATTATCCTTTTCCTTTATGGTATATTCATCATACTTTATTTTTTCACCATCTTCAAAATCTGAATCTGGAAACAAATAATTATCTGGCACTTCATAATCAGAAGCAATTATCACAGATTTGTTATAACCACCTAAAATAGATAGCTTGTTCTCATTTCCTTTTGATTGAATATTCTGAATAGTTACAGGGTTGGATAAAGTTACAGATGCAGGAGAAAAAGCCAGATTATACTTAGTATATGCTGTTTTACCTGCTTTGATGTAATCCACATCTATAAAGTAAACATTACCATTATATTCAATTACAGTTCAATTTAAGAACTTACAAACTTCTTCTAAACAGGTTTTTAAATTTTCTGGTTTTCCATCTTCATCTATAAAATTACCACAGCTAATAGTAAGATCTGATAAAGGTTCTGTATAAACATTAGGTATGTAAATTCCAGAATAATCTCCCTTACTTTCAGTAATACACTTCTTAATTAAATCCAGTATAGATATTGTTACATCTTCACTTTTAAAATCAATATACTCCAAAGTAGATAAAGCTGAAATACATTCTATATCCAATTCAAATAAACTATTATCATAGTCCTGTGAGTACATTTCAGGCGTTATAAAGCCAGTTCATATAATGGTTGAACCTTTTATAAGATTTACTTTGAACTTCTGGTAATCCGTACTAAAAAGCGTTTGCAGGTAATCACTACCAACTACTTTAAGTGTTGCACCTGAAAATCTGGTAGGAGTATATAAAAAATCTTCATCATTCACATCTACAGTAAAAGATGGATTTCCCCCTGTAAGCTCTACAGGGGAACCAGATCCACCTTCTTCTAATATTTGTATAGTATAATTATTTCCATCTATATCCATAAATGGAACAGTATATTTTAGGTTATACATATTATTTGTATTTGTTTGTTTTACTCATTTGATTGTTAAGAGTTCCTACTAAATCTTTACCTGCAATTTTAAATACTACTTCACCAGATGATCCAGCTACATTTCCTTTTCCATCTAATAAGTTGAATAGGTTTCTTTGCTGTGTTCCATTTAAAATCATTTCACCACTGTTAACCCTTGCAATCATATTATCACCAATAAAAGAAGAACCGCCAATTATACCACCAGATGCAAATTTAGGAATTGAAGCAAAAGCAGCTATAATACTACCTATAGCAGCAACAGCCATAATAGGACCTAAAATCGGAATAGCAGCTACTGAACTTGCGGCACCTGTAGCAGCAGCTTTAGCATTAGCTGTAGCTTCTGCATTTTTAGCAGTGGTTAAAGCTGCAATCATAGGAATTGCTGTAGCTATTGAAGTCATTAATGTAGAAGCTCAATTAACCCAAGCAGCAGCACCTTCTCCAGTTAAATTTGTAATTGTATTAAGTTGGGTTGCAACCGTATTTAATGAATCAGAATAAGAATAATTTGATTCTATTACAGAAGGATCAACACCTTTAATCTTTATTGCTCCAGAAGTTAATTCCCCTTTTATACTTTTACCTGTTGATTTAATTCCGTTGGATTTAAGTTCCTCTAGGTTGGAACCATCTATTTTAATTTTTAGCTTTATTTCTTCTAATTCAATTGCTTTTCTTAATCCAGCTCTTACACCTTCATTTGTTTCATTCTCAAATTTTTTCTTTAATTCTGCTAAAGACTTTTGATCATAAGCAATTGAACCAGATGAAGGATTAACAGTTGTTTTATTTGATTTTGATCCTTTGCTGGATTTCAGTAATATATCATCAGTATCACCTTTAGTAACAGTTCTTCTTAATTTATCTGCTTTTATTTGTTGTCTGTAAATTTCTTCTTCAACCTGTAGTTGTTGTTTAAGAGTTTCAAAAGTACTTTTTCTTCCTTCATCTCCTTCTTCAGCCAACCATCCTTGTTTTATAAGAAATTCATTCTCTTTTCTATAGAGTTCAAGTACCCTTAATTTATCAGCATATTCTTTTTGAACACCCTTAGAAGGATTATAACCATTTTGTTTAGCATCATATTCAGCAGATCGAGCTAATTTATCAGCTTCATTCTTTAGCCTTATATATTCTTTGTATTTGGAAGATGCTTCTGAAGTAAGCTCCCCAGAAAAGTTTGTGTTTTTTACAAAGTATTTTAAATCTGAATCTCCAATCTTTAATCCTGATTTAGCAGAATAACGGGTATTCAATGCTTTCATTTCTAGGTTAATGGTTTCCTGTGTTCTTTTATTTAGATGGTTTACAACACCTTCATAATTCTGAACTGCATTAATCCTATCTTCATAACTTCTGGTAGTATCTTTTGCTATTTCTTCAAATCTGGCTAAATCACGTGTATCTTCAGCCTTTATATATCCTAGAGAAAGTTTCTTATCATCCAGTTCATCTAAAAGTAGTTGAAACTCTTTTAGGTTTGCATAGGTAGCAGCTATTCCATTTTGAAAGGGAGTTCAATCTCCAGAAACTAATGATCTAAAAAATACATCAATAGAATCCTTTGCAGCGCCAACTGTAATAGCAAAAGCATCTCCAGTAGTTTGTGTACTTCCAATAGCTTTATTAAATGCTTCTATACCCCCTAAAGCCAATCCAACACCACCAGCCAGTTTAGAAAAAGCTCCAATAGCTCCAGAAGAAAAAGTATTTATCTTTTGTTGGAATCCCTGTATTTGTTTACTGGAAGTTCCCAGATTCTGATCAAATTGCTGTGTATTTAAAAGCAATCTAGTAATTAAATCAGCCATATTATAATTTGTTTAAGGTTTGTTTTGCTTTCTCTTTTAATCTCTCTATATCTTCATTTGTAATAGCAGGTTTATCACTAACTGTTTCTTTATCCCAATCAAATGATAAAATATCTGTAGGCTTTAGTTGTTTTGTTGATTGAGTTTGAGCTGTTATAAATCCCAGGAATCTAGTTTGCTCCCAACCTGTTTTATTCTTATTACTCAATCCTTTTAAACAGCTATCAATTTCATATCATTCCATTCTATCTAAAAAATAGTCTGGATTAATTCCACATTCTACTACAATAATGCTGTATAGTTCTGATATGCTAATTACTTTTTTTTTGAATCTCCTTCACCAGCTTTATTTAGTTGTGCCTGCTTTGCAAACACTTCTGTTATATACTTCTGAAGGCTGGTTACTAAAGTAAAATCTTCATCACATTCATCAATAAACTGATCAAAGGTTAAGGTACATTCTGGATTATTTGCCAGTATCATAGAATAGAAAAAGATATACTGATCTAATAGGGATTCTAAAGTAAAGGTTTTGCCTGTAAGCTGTTCAAAAATAAATAATGATCTAATACTGTATTTTACTTTATAAGTTTGTTCTTTAATTGTTATTTCCATAAATATTAAATTAAAAAAGCCTTTACACCTCTATAGCTAAAGGTATAAAGGCTTTTGATTATTAAACAGTTTTGGTTAAAGCTCCAGTACCTTCAAATGAAGCTGTAAAAGTTGCATTATCTCCATTAGGTGCATTAACTTCTAAAGAAGTAATAATTACTTTCCCTTTATATTGTCCAGTTGTTAAAGGAGTCCATCCACCAGTAGGAACTACATCTGCTTTAGCTGCATATCCAGTTTCTAAGTTAAATACTACTTCTAATTCTGTTCTCCCTGTCCAAAGAGTAAAGAGATCATCAAAGTTTTGCCCTTCTCCATCTAAGGAAAATAGGTTATCTGTACTCATATTTCAGCTCAATTTTCTAGCTGCTTTATTTACCCATTTACCACCAGAATCTTTAGAAGAAGTTTCTACTGTTTCTGTGCTCATAGATAACTTTGTTGAAGTTGAAAATGCTATTGATTTATATGTTTCTCCAACTTTTAGGAACAGCATTAAATCACTACCGTTAATTACGTTTGCCATATTATTTATTTATTTATTTTGATTGTAAAACTTAATGTTTGGATATAAGCATCATCTATTCAATCTTCATCAGCAGATTCTAATATAATGCTTTGTATTCCTTTATCTGTAAATCTCTTATCTTCTAATATATCTCTTACTATTCCAGCTATTTTTAATCCTTCTTCATACGATTGTGAAACACAATTTATATCTATCAATACTTCATCACTTAAATGAAAGTCTTTAGTATAATTTGCTGTTATATTGTTTCTTCTATATACTATGAAAGGATAAGTAGTACCATTATCCACTATTAAAGGGAATATCTTATTACCAACTAATGTAGTTAATCTGGAATCAGTACTTAATACAGCATATATTACTTTACCTATTTCTAAACTTTGCATTTACTCTAAGTATTGATTGAGTTATAATATTGTTTAATTCTTCTGATATGGTACTTTCTTTAGCTTCTCTAGCTCTTTTAAAGAAGTAGTGAGCATTGATACTACCAGTACTGGATTTATGTTTATTCTTCTTAAACCGCTTCTTAGTTCCCAATTCAAAAAACTTCAATCTGAAGTCCCCCATAATATGAACTTTACCTTCTGTAGTCTCTTTATTGATTGAAGATTTGATACCAGAAATAAAAGATCTTCCATTTCATCTATTCTTTGAATTAGGCTTTTTTACTACTGATCTAAAGTTCCGCTTTGCTTCATTAACCAATATACTAGTAGCTTTTATTAATGCCATTTTATGAGCTTTCTTCTGCTGTCTGGAATCGAGTTCTGCAAACATTAAAAGCACTTGTTTTGCATCCACTGTAGCACCGTTATTCATTTATAAGCTCTCCTATAATATCTGTTGATTGTTTATATTTATCAGGTAAAATAGAGATGATTCTGTAGTATTTCCCCTTCCAGATAATTCTCATAGTTTCATTTATACTATGATAATTTCTAACTGTAAAAGTGATATTGTATGTATTTACAATTTCCATATTTTCAGTTTGTCTATTACCTGTATAAGATTTAACGCTACATCTAGTGGAAATATAATTGGTTCAGCTTTTTACTTCATCTCCAAATTCACTTTTAGTAGTGGTTAGTTGCTGGATTATAATTGGTTCTGTTAATGTTCCTGCTCTTAATCCCATATCTTACAGTATTGAATAGTTTTTGTAAAGTGATAGCAGGTAGTCAAAAGTATAAGGAACTTTATTTACAGAAGCATAAGAAACGGGTTCTCTGTTTGCATATAAGTTACCAACTAATAATAACATAGCAGCTTTAACAGCAGGTGGAATTACTCCATCTACTGTTAAGTTTTCTAATGCAATATTTAAGTGTATGCTTACTGCATCTTCTGCTACATCAATTAAAGCCAGTATATACTCATCATCAGCAGTAAAAGAACTATCTATAATTAAATGTTGCTTTGCTTCACTTAGTGTTATATACATAGCTTATTATTTTAGTTAAGGTTAATACTATTTTACAGAAGCAGTTACAAAAGATGCTGCGCGTCTAGGTTTTGCATCAAAATAAGCATTGATAACCAATCTTACTTTACCGTTTGCAGCCTGTGTATATGGATCAACAGTTAGATCAATACCTCCTCATTGACCAATAACATAGTCATTAAATGCCCCAAATACTACACCAGCTTCATCAGCTCCTACCTGTAAAGCTTTAGCAACTGAATTAGAAGTTAGCACTTTGTAACCATCTAATTCATTTCCTTCCATCAAATACTTAGCAGTACCTGTAGATTTTTCAGTTGTTTTCAATACACCCTTAGCAGATGGGTTTACAATAAATACTTTTTCACCAGTAACATTAGCTTCTTCCAAAGCAGTTTCAATATTTACAATTGATTTATAAGTTGGAACACCTTTAATGGTTGGAGCAGTTGCAAACATACCAGCAGGTTGAGTAGTTGAACCTGCTTCTTTACCTAGAATAGTTTTTTCTAGTTTTTCAGCCAAAGCATTTACAATATCTCTTTTCAATAATTCTTCAGCAGAATTAGAATCCTGAATTAAAAACTGTTTAGATACATCAATAAATGCAGTGATTCTTTTAGGTTCTAGGGTTACTTCTGTGAATGTACCAGCACCATCAGTAGCTCCAGCTACTTCACCTGCCCAAGTAACATTAGATCCACTATATACAGGAATCGAAAGATTACCAACTAAGCCAGTCATATAATTAGCTCCAGCCTGTACCAAAACCATACTATTTCTCAAAGGTTCTAAAATACCTAATTTATCTTCTGCAACATTTTCCTGTCCAGCTGTTGCAACTGTAGCCTGAACAGTAGCTCTTTCTTCAATTGGCAATACAATTTGACCGCTATAGTTTTGACCTGCTTTTCTAAATTCAGAAACACCAGCGTTAATAACTTCCTGTGCTCTCTCATCTAATTGTCTGTTGTTAGCTACATCATTAATAGCCTTTAGTAATGAAAATTTTTCCATAGTTTTAGTTTGTGATTGGGGTTTAAAATTTCTTTTGTTTTCTTCTTCTATCTGTTTGATCTGTGTTTCTATATCTGCAATCTCTTTCTTTATTAAAATAAGTTCTGATTCTTCACCAGTATTTAACTTTCTTACTTCTGTTTCAGCAGTGTTAATTAATTCTTCTGCTTTCCTTTTTAATTGTTCTTTTTGGTCTATTAGCGTTAAGCTGTCCATTATTATAATCCCTTTCTAAGATTTTGGTAATACTCTTTTAATTCTTCATCTTCTAACTTTAGAATAGCTTCTAAACCTCTTTTATCTACTGTAGTTCCTTCATAGGCTGGTTGATAAACTGGAGATACGTCAAATAATTGATCAAATGCAGTAATAGTTCTAAGATACTTATTACCGCTTCTTTTTTCTCATTTATCATTCTTAATCTGAAAAGCAAAAGAAGAACTGGTAATATCCCTTCTTTCCAATGCTTCCAATAATTCATCCCCTAAAGCTGTTTTTGGAGCTTCAAATCAATATCTTAAGCCTACCTTATCAACTTCTAAAGTAAGAGATCCAGAACCAAATTTACTTCTGGCTAATACACCTCTATCTTTACTGTGATTTAGTAAACAGAAAATATCAGATCTTTCTAATACTCCATCTAAAGCAGAAGGATCTATTACCTCTGTAAATCCACCTAAATCATTAGATTCAGAATTGAAGATTAAAGCATAACCTTCAACTGTTCTATTTTCAATAGGTTTAATTTCTCCGTAATTTCTAATTTCTTTCATTTTGGTTAGTTATTATTAAATATATGCTGAAGTTGGTGGTGTGAAATTCTTTGTTCATCTGGCACAATTTGATATTCTAAATTCATCCATTACATTTGTTGTACTAAGTCCTCCCCCTGTATAATGCATTGTAGAATAACCGCCAGCAATACGATGAATTGTTTCACTGATTGGTAAACTTAAAATTGTAACAGTACTTCCAACCAATATTCCATTAATAAAAGCTTTTACTGTACCACCTTTAATAACTACTGCCACGTGATTAAATCCACTTCCCCAAGTATACGATAAATCAATTAAGAAGTTAACATCACCATTTGCCCAGCCAGTACAAATAAATCTACCTATATAGGTTACTACACATAATGCAGCTTTTCCCCCAGAGCCACCAAAGGAAAAATCAGCAGCATAACCCATATTATACTGATCTGTCGCTGATTGATTTACTTTTATCCAATAATCAACAGTTATTTCATTAGTAAGAGCATTATTTATAGCTGTCGAACTACTTAAATAATAGTAAGCACTAGTACAATTCAAAGCGTGAGTACCAAATTTTTTATATGTAGTTGTAAATGGAATACTGTTGTATTGACTTACAGTTATACCTGAAGAAGAAGCATTTGTTCTATTATTATCTAAATGCAATAATAAAATGCAATTTGCATCATTACCACCACCATCTTCAATTAGTGAAGCTAACATTGTTCTTTTTCTCAACATATTATAAAGCTCTTATTAAATATGAATTACTAGCATAACATAAAATATTAATCTCTATTCTAATTCCAGAAGGAATAGCTATACTATCTCCTGATAATGAAATAAAGTTCCCAGAATTGGGTAAAGTTTGTGTGATTGAACTAGCAGAATTATTATAAACTATTATATGTAATTCATCTCCTACATCTAAGTTAGAAGCTAGTGAAATAGTTGTGTTAGAAGTAATGGAAGCCGTTATCAATCGCTTTGTTATAGGTAAAGAAGTCAATGTAGTAACTGTATTTACTCCTTTATCCCTGCTGGAAGTTCATTCTAATCCAGTTGCAGCACTGTTTACAGCTAAATATTGTCCAGCAGTTCCAATAGTCGTTAATCCGGTTCCACCTTTAGTAGTTGGTATGGTTGCATCCAAATTAGGTTTATTTAGAATTTGTGCTTTTCCAGAAGTTGCATTTCAATCAGCATTAACACTAACATCAGCACCAGCTGAAATTCCTGCCAATTTTGATTTCTCTGTAGATGTAAAGGCTTTATTTGTAGTTCCATCAACTATCATATCAGCACTATGAGTAGATGGATGAATATAAATAGTATCTGTAAAAATTGCACCAGAAGGAACAGCTGTTTCAACCGTTAATCCGTTTATTGTAGATGCATTAAACAATTGACCATCTAAAGCTGATATTTGACCATTTGAACCTATAGAAATAACTCTATTATTTCCATCCATACTCAATAGAGTTGCAGTAATTAAACTTCCAATCCTTATATATGAATACCCTGCTTCAAATTCTGTAGTTAAATATCCATCTGTTATTAATGAAGTTCCAGATAATGTTCCTCTAATATATAAATCCTTAGCAGTATTTTTTATACCACTCGTTCCAGTTGGTAATGTTCTAAAACCCTGTAAGTAGTTTGTTGAAACTGTTGCATTTATAGCATAAGTAGTACCACAAGAAGATATTATTGTTCCTAATGGAATCGTTTTAGAAGCAGAAGTAACTTTATATCATTTTAAATCTGATCCTAGAAAAATTAAATCATTAGCTACTAAAGCTTCTCCAGCTGTATATGAACCGCTACCACTTAACAAAGCTGTTGAACCGGCTGAACCAGATACACTAAAATAACCTGTAGAATTTGTAATAAAACCATCATAAGGAATTGCAATTACACCAGAGGCACTTTGATAAGTACTGTTGTATGATTCTGCTAATAAAGAAGATGTTAAATTTACATTTCGTGATGATATTAATTCAATTTCAATATCTCTTTGAGTTGTATTATATGCATATAATTCAAACTGTGCATTATATCCGTTATTTAGTGTTTTGGGATAAATTGCTTTTAAATAATATAATCCGGTTGTTGTAGCAGTTGTACTTTTTTGATTAGATATTATCCAAAATAAAGGGGCATTTTCTCCAGAACCATTAACCCAGACTTCTAAAGTTTGTCCTATTGTTGTTGTTGGGCTACTAACTGTAATTCTAAAATGAGCAAAATATTCTGAAACATTAACTGGAGTTTCCGCAAATTTAAAGTAAGCAGCAGAAGTAACAGTTCCTGTCAATTTCTTTAATGATATATCTGATAAATTTGGCTTATTTAATATTTGTGCAAATCCACTTTCTGCATTCCAATCAGGATTAATGTTAGCTTGTGCTCCAGTTTCAATTTGACTTAACTTTTCTTTTTCTTCAGTTGTATAATCATTTGTAGATAATACCTTTCCTGTGACTTTATCTACTTTTTTATTATCTAATTCATTTATAGCATTTTGAACCGTTAAAGAAGTTACAGTTCCAGAAGGGATATTTACTATATCAGAAGCTTTTGTATTATGTGGATTCCCTGTTATAATTTGAGAATGATCATAGGCTGTTTTTCCTCTATCTCCCCTGTAAGCTGAACTAGATGTTTCCCCTAAAGCTAAAGATTTACTTATCTCTGTATAAATTGATCCAGTCCATCTATATGTAATATTGGTTGTGGTATCAACATAAATTTTACCGCTTTCACCTATTAAGGGAAAAGATGCAACGCTAGTAGCTTCCAAAACATCATCTACATAAGAGGGTAATTGAGCAGCAGGAATTTTTCCATCTACTAAATCCGCTTTACCACCTAATGCCGTATTAGTTTCACTTTTGGTAGATAATCCTGAAATATCTGGTATCTCGTTTTTTAAAGCGTAATTATCTAAAACAGGTATTTCTTCTTTAGTTGCTAAACCTGTTATATCAGGAATATCACTTTTTAAAGCATAGTTTGTTAGTGAAGGAATTTCTTCTTTAGTAGCTAGATTAGTAATATCCGGGATTTCACTCCTTAGAGCGTAGCCATCTAAAACGGGTATCTCATTTTTTGAAGCTAGGTTACTAATATCTGGAATCAATAAATTTACTTCTGATTTGTTATATGTATCAGATTTATCAGCCTTTAAATCTAATTGATCTTTTAAATCAATTTGATCAGTAATGTTACCTTCTATGTTACCTCAAATAAAAGAACCATCTTCACCAGTACCTGTAGTAAATATTACATTTGCTCTATTTAATTCAATTGGAACTAATACCTTTTGAATAAATTCTATAGATGATATATTCTTTTGAATGATTTCTAGGTTATATTCCATTGTTATTAGATTTTAAATATAAGTTGGTTTGTCCTGTTACTGTTTCATCATAAGTTCCATCAGAAAAAACTGGATTCAAAACCTTTAACATATAAATGTAGTTTATTAAACCTTCTTTCAATCTTTCTAAATCAGTTGAATTAATAAACATTGAATCTATAGTTTCTCCTTCAATAATTCCAGAATAAACTCCGTTTTCATACTTACATTCAATATAATCAGCAGGATCAGAAGTATAGAATTTAATACTAAAACCAGCAGTATCTTTTATTCTGTATGGAGTTCCAGTAGCATCTACTAATCTAACATCAAAGAGTAAATCAGAACCTTTAAATATTTTCTGTATTGCCATTTTGTTTGTCATTTAAAGGGTTACTAATTATCTTATCTATTGTAGTCATATTAACCTGAATAAAGGATTTATCTCCGTTTTCTATAGGCTCTAAATCCAATGCTTTTCTAATCTCATTTGGGGTAATACTTCCTATCTGGAATAGCTTATTATAATACTCTGCTAAACTGGCTTTATCTGCTCTAAGTAAAACAGAAGTATCAAAACGAACATCAATACTTTTCTTTTCAGAAGGTTTGTATAATTTACGCTGAAATTCCAGTTCTATTTTTTCCAATAAAGGAGAAAGTGTATCAGTTAAGAAAGCTAATTGAGTTGCTTCTACAGTTGAATAACTGGATTTTGATAGGTCAAATGCTTTAACTGGAGAAACTCCAAAGAAACGGCAAATATCAATTACATTAAATTCTCTGGTTTCTAATAGTTGTGCATCTGAAGGATTTACCGTAATAGGTTGAAAGTTCATATTTCCTTCTAATACTGCAACACCGTTAGGAGTACCAGTAACAGGTGAAAAAGTAGTTTGTCAAGCATTTGCAATATCTAGTTTTTGTTTTGGTGTTAAAGTTCCATCAACCTTAATAATACCAGCCAGATTTGCACCACCTCTAAAGAATCCAGCAGCGTGAGCTTCTGAATCAGTAGCTAAACCTAAAGTAGTTTTAGCGTGAGAAAGAGTTGAAATTCCAGTAATACCATCATAACTAAAATTTAGAATATGAATCATATTCACAGCTTCAATCAGTTGGTTATAACCTACAATGGTGTACATAATCTTACCATTTAATTCTTTTATTGTTACTAAATCTGCTGGTATAAGTTTAAGAGCTATTGCATCTCCTTTTATATCTCTTTCAATTAAAGCATAACCATTACCCTTTAAAAGTACACTAGTGATCAGTGTTTTCATAAAGGTAAATCTGCTCATTCTTTCATTTGGTTCTCTATTTAGTAAATAGTAAGTAGGGTGTTCTGTGTATTTCTTTTTATACCCATCAGAATCTATTTTAAAAGGTTCTAAAGGTAATTGAGCAACAGAATCACTAATAACATCAACACATCTATATACAGCACTTAAAAGCATTGCTTTACTTTCTACATATCCAGAAGTTGAATTATATATCAAAGAATTTAATCCAAAAGGAGTATAAGCTCTTTCTTCAGATTCTGGTTGTGTTTTTGGTTTTGATTTAAAAAATCTGTCTAAAATTCCCATAATTAAGGTTTATATTATAAATATTTCATTTGAATAATGTGGTTTAGTAAGATAAATACCTAATGCCTGTATCATAGATATTACTCCATCAATTTTCTTTTTATCCAACTTTTTTACTGGTTTAACATTACAATGATCATCTGATTTTAAAACTACATTTCTAAAACATTGCCTAGTAATATCACTATTATCAATTATAGCTTTTTCAGATAGTATAAGTCTTTCCAACTCCTTAGTTGGTTTGTTGAAGTTCCCTAGGGATTGGGAATATTCTTCTAATGGTAATCCTTCTTCATCAGTACATTTAATAGCTCATTGAGTAGCATTATATTTATCATACCCTATAGCCATTATATTTACTATCTCTCTAGCTTTAAGAATATCAGTAGTTATATAATCATAATCAGTAACATTGCCAGAAGTAACTGTAAGTAATCCTAATCTATGCCAAAGTTTGTAGGTTTCTTTATCCTGTTTTTCTTCTAATGCAGATTCTGGTAAATAGTAATGAGTTTTAAAATAGTATATATCATCTTTTACTATCATATAAGACACAGCAGTTAAATCACTAACGGCACCTAAATCTACACCTATATAGCAGTTTTCACCTTTAAAATCAGATAAATCAACTTTATTACTACATTTTACTACATATTCTTCTGGAATCCAAACAGTAGCAGAATCGCACCACTGATTTAAGGTTTTGGTTCTTACTCCAACTTCTTCAGATGGATTATTCTTTGCTTGTTGAACCTGTTCCCTAATATATTTCTTAGTAACGGTTACTTCCAGATTAGGAGCACATTTACACCAGTTCTTTTCATTTTGCCAATCATCTTCTTCATCTAAGGAATAAATAGCTATAAACATAGAATCATCTTCTTTTAGGTTGCTTAAAACCTCTATAGCAACGGTTCTAAGTTCATAACAGGGTTTACTTTTATCAAAACCAGCAGTAGTAATAGTACAAAGGTGGGGGTTCTCTCTCATACCCTGTGAAGATTTAATAACATCCCTTACTTTACTATTAATTGCAGCGTGATATTCATCCAATAAACCAAAGGAAGCGTTAAAACCATCTAATTTAGAATCATCAGCAGCTAATACTTTTAGTTTGGAATTTGTAAGGTTGAATAGAATATCAGCTCTGTAAGCAGTTAAGTATTTATTATCTGGATCTAAACCTTTGGAGAATTTGCTACACATATCAAAGGCAATTTTTGCCTGTTCTTTACTGTTTGCAGCTAATAAAACTTCAGCTCCATCTTCACCATCAGCAATAAGGTAGTATAAACATAAAGCAGCAGCTAAAGCCGTTTTTCCCTGTTTCCTGCTTACTTCAATGTAAGAGCTTGTAAATCTTCTGGTTCTGGTTTCTTTTCAGTAAAATCCAACTATATTAGCTATTATAAAAGCTTGTCATTCTTCTAGTATAAAGGGTTTACCAGAATGTTTACCTGTAAAGTGTTTTAAGCTCCCTATAAAGTCTATTGCTCTATCTACTATATCTTCTCTAAAAATTAAATCTTCTCTTTGTAAATCAGCTTTAAAGCGTTCACAGGCTAGTTTTATGGAAGTCCCTGTTAGTATTTCTCCGTTTAGTACCTTATCTGCATATTCATAGTACTTTTTCATTAAATTCTATATTTGTATATGTTGACAATTCCAACATATCAGTTACTAATTCTTTTAGTATTTCAAAATATTGATTTTTGGTGAATTCTTCATTATTAGCCATTAGATCAGTTTGTTTATAGCTAACTGTACAAAATCTAGTAAGCTTCAGTTTAATATCTGTAGGTAATAAATGAGAATAATTTATTAAGATAATTTCTATTTCATCTTTTATAAGCGTTATTACTTTAACAAATAATTTTTGATGTTCTGGTTTACAATATAATCCCCAAAAGTCTTTTTTTGTTTTTTCTTTATCTTTTACTACACATTCCATAAAGTCAAGAATTGCAGTATAATATTCTCCAGTTTCTTCTTTTTTAATTCCTCGTATTAATGTAAAAATCAACAGAAAAATATTCTTTATACTATTTGTTATATTATTATTCATCTTTCTAATTTCAATAATTCGAGGAATTAATATAGTAACATAATAAAACATACTAGCAGCAAAAATAGATATTACAACATTAATATTTATCTCTCCCATTTCTGTAGGAAACTTATATAATAAAATTAAGCATATACCTGTAATTGTAAATACAGCATAATCAACAAAATTAAGAAATATACTTATCTTTATAATTCTATATACATTTTTTGCAGGTTTTATAATTTTTATTTTTACTAAAGGGGTAATTACTATATTATTAATTTCTTCTAAACAAACGACTATTAACCTAAACAATAAAATTGAATATCTAATTAGATAAGAAAATATAATGATTGGAAATAAAATTAAAAATAATATCCAATTGAACAACTTCTTCATATTGATTTACATTTAGTTACCACCAAATATAGTAAAAAAGATTCAATTGACAATGTAATTATCTTATTTCTTTTGCTTGTTTTACAAATGCTTCTAATGGAGTAGCTTCAGTTTCAGCTTTATCCAGCTTTGGAAGCTTTGTCCTGGCTTTTGCTGTTAAACCAAATTCAGCCATTACTTTCATAGCCATAGTTTGAGAATCCTTTGCTACTTTTATCATAGGGTGAGCAACTAAATTACCTCTGTTATTCTCAATCATCATTCCATCTTTTTCTACTTGCTTAGAAGCATTAATAAACATTGAATAGTTTCTGGCTAGCATATCTAAAGCTGCATTATCCACATTTTCTAATACTCCAGATTCATCTAGTTTACATAAAACATCATTCATATATGTTTTAGCTTCTTTGTTAATATCCGTTGGTACTTTGTAATTTATCATATAGTTTATCTTTAAGGGTACACTAGTAACCGCCGATATATTATTTGTCTGCCACGATAATGAAGAATTTTTATCATTTACTAAATTTTGTTCTAAATATTTATTAACTTTGTAGTAAACATCTAAAGCTATGAATGAAAAAAAAGAGTACCGTTTAACAACCCGTTTTCCCAAAAAAACAATGGATTTTATAGATTATGTGAGTAAAACCACCAATAAGCCAAAAGCTGAAATAGTAAGAACAATGATTGAAGATTACATTAATGACAACCCCCAATTAAAAGAAATTTATGAGCAATAGAAAGCAACCACAAATTAGAAACTATAGTAACGGTCTTACATTTGAAGTAGGAGCTGAAGTATCAAAAATTATAGCTGAAAATTATGATAAGCTATGACAAAAATATGTTACAGATAAAAGTACATTGAATATGTGCCAGACAACAGAAGATATTTTCCATAATACACTTTTAAAAATAATGCAGGAACTAACTTCATTTGATGAAAAATCTGTTTTGGATTACATAGATTGAAGATTCAACTTAGTTAAATTTCAAACCGTAATGGATAACAAAGAATTACACAAATATCAAAATTACTTAGAAGATGCCAACACTAAAGAAGCCAAAAAAACAGAAGAATAGATCTATAAATGATGAAGAAAGAAAAAAGATATATGCTACCACAAAATGAAGGAAACTTAGATTATCACACCTAATGAAGCATCCTTTATGTGAAAGATGTGAGAAAGCAGGAAAAGTAGTACCAGCCATAGATTGCCATCATATAATTTCATTTATGACTGGTAAAACTCCATTAGATAAAAAAGCTTTAGCATTTGATCCCAATAACCTAGAATCTTTATGTAAAGAATGCCATCAGAAGGAACATAATAAAGGAACTAGTTTTTAATTATTAGTTTTTTGACTTTATCTTTTGAGTTGTATTTTTCAAAGTCTATAGAATAATTACCCTCTAGAGCATTAAGATATTTTTGATATTTAGTTACTGTAATTCCATAATATCTATCATAATATGTAGGATTAGACTCAGATTTTTGAAGAAGATTTAAAACTTCCATAATAAAACATTTATAATATATTTTATATGCAGTTTCATAATTACCTAGCAGTGTTTCAACCTCTGCTTTTTTCAAATCACTTACTTTAAAGGAACTAATAACACCTTTAATCTCGTCAACGTCGTTTGTCATTCCCCAAATCTTAAAGAAAAGAATAAGATTAAGTATTCCAAAAATAAATAAAACTAGATACAAAATTTCATTCATAATAATATAATTTAAAGTTAATACTAAAGACTAGTTGGTAAAGTTATCAATTATATATAATTTGCATCACAATTATTCAATAATTTTTATGGTTAATATGTTAAATGCAGATTACAGAGCCTAGAGCCTTCTCATTCTCCTAATCTCAAATGAACCAGCCTAGCCAGTCCGATTATAAGCTTTAAACACCCCTATATATTGAATAGTTAGATTTATCGAAATTTACTAATTTTTCATATAATTATGTTGTATCTTTGTAATACTAAAGTAAATGATTATCAGCTTGTTGTCGGAGCTGCTACTACCTAAAACAAAGTTGTAAATTATACATTTTTATCTGTGTTAGTGCCGAAATAGAGCCAGAGATTACTCTGGTTCTATTTTTATACTTACCAAAATATTCACCCCTTCCAAAGGTTGAATATTCACCCCTTCTCTACATTCCATACTACATTCCATTTAGTATCTCCAAAACCCTAAAGGGTTTTTTCGATAGATCATACAGTTATTAATTCAATTTTATCAATTATGTGAATTTACGCAAATCAAATTTATGACAAATTAAGTACCATTAGAAAGGTAAACCGCCTAAGTACAACTAATATCAAATGGTTGAGAAAAAACAACTACATTAAAGAGATCACAGAAGATCAAATTACACCAGATTCAAAAATAATAACAATAAAAGAGCGTGAGCCATACAATTATGAACCAGAAGAAAGTTCCTTTTAAAAGCTATACCATTATGAACAATTCTTTAATAAATCATTTTAATTGTTCAGATGTTTACAGATTGTTTGTATTATCTCTTACCACAGATAGAGAATTAAAAACAGATACTACTTTAGATCAGCTAGCTGATTTTGTTGGTGAAAAGGTTAGTAATTACAAAGGTGGTAAAGCCAGTAAAGCATTTACAGAAAAACTAAGAGAATGCAATGAAATAGATGTAAAAACAGAAGATGGAATATCCTTCAAAAATGGTAATAGAGTAACCAGAAACATCTATACTTTTAAGGAACCAGTTCCAACTATGTACAGAAGAATAAGTAAAACGTTGATAGATTTAGAAATATCAATCAAATTAAAAGGCTATATAATTAAATTGTTCAGCGTTTCAGAACCTCATTCATATACAATATCAAAGTCAATAAATGAACTGGAAAAGCTCCTTAAAATGGGTAAAGCAACTATTAAAAAGTACAATGAAGAACTTATTTCATTAGGTTTATTACAAACTACAGATAATGGTTGATTATTAAATGTTGAAGCACTGATTTTAGATGAACCTAAGAAGATACCAACAGAAGTACAAAAGATATTTGATTCTATAGAGTTGCAGATTCAAAGCTTCAAATCATTAGGTTTAAGCCTTACTAAGGAGCAGGTAATATATTTAAATGCAAAAAAGACTGAATTTAAGAGTATAACAGATTTACAAAGTTGGTCATACTGGCTACTAACAGGAACACCCTTTAAAAGCAAAAATAATAACACAATAGAAATAACAATTTAAACAACAATGAACACAGTAGGAGAAATTTTAGTAGCATTAGCTATAGTGACAATACTAAATTGAATAGTATATTCTTTGGTATTAATATTAGTAAGAAAAGCAGTAGATATAGCAGTAGATAAGACAACCCAATATTATAGAGATCAGATAAATATACTTATTGGGAGATTAGAAGAAAAGAATAAAGAGTAATAACATTTCTAGCCTATAATATATGGCAATGGTAATGTAAATGATAATGTAAAGGTATAATGATACTTATAGGCTGGAGCAATTCAGCCAAAAATGGATAAATTTCAAGAATTAGAAAATAAAGGAAGAACATTAATAGAATCCTTTTTAAAACAAGCAAATATAACAGATTGACAACCTACAGAAGATAAATATGATTGAGTAGATGGATATTTTACTCATAAAGGAAATAAGGTTGTTGCAGAGATTAAAGTAAGAGATATTAAGTACAAAGATTATTCTACTCATTTAATGGAATTAGATAAGTTTATGAATATGACTAAAGCCAAAATAGATAATAATTGTGCTTTGGGTATGTATTTTAATTTCTTTGGAGATGATGATTTATATATCTATAATATCAGTGATATTAATACTATTGAATGTGAAGTAACATCTTTATGATGTGCTAAAACTACAGCAGCAGATAACGGTAGTACCTATAAACAGATGATTAATATACCTACGACCAAAGCACAGATATATAAAAGAAAAGATGGAATTTGATATAAAGTTTAGAATTAATATGTTAAATGCAAAGGTTCAGTAGGTTATCTGATGAACATTTTTTATTTTTAAGCTAAAATAAAACAATATGAAGCGTTTTCCTCTCAAATCAATTACGAGAATAAAAAAACACAACCTGCAATTAGAAGTAAAATCTATACTTTTGAATAATAGTTGGTTTGTATTTAGTGATACTGGAGAGAAAATAGTTTTTATGTTTAGGTCTAATTCTGAACTGCTTATTGATATAAATGGTAAAGTTTGTAAAGGTAATTGGGAATTACTTGCTGCTAATATTTTATTAATTGATATGGGTTCTGAATTTTACTTTTATAAAGCAACTTTTGTAGAAAAACAGTTTTTAGCTCTTAGTTTAGATGAGTCAAATGATTATTTAATATTGATTGAAGAAGGATTTAAGAATCAGTTAGCTCTAAATTCCACTGAAAGAATCGATCATTATTTAGAAAACAAATATATAATACAACCTGAATTAGAACAAAGAAGGATAGAAAAAATAAGAGAAGAAATTATTAGGTTGGAAGAAGAAAATAAGATTCAACAACAAAAAACAAATGAACAGGAAAGGATTAAAAAAGAAAAGAAATTCAAGATAGTTGCACTTACGTTTTGTTTAATTTCTTTTGTATTAAATATAATTTATTCTCTTATAATATCACTTATAATATCTCATATAGCATTGGTAATACCTACTTTTAAACATATTAATCCAATAAGCTCATTTATTAGTATAGTTGTACTTTTTGTTCCATTGCCAGAATTCTGTGCTGCTTTTATTGCATACTATATAAATGACGTTGATAAAATAAATAACGAATTCAATATGTTTTTATTAATGTACATTATAAATATAGCAATACGTTATTCAATAGAAATTTATATCGGTTTTTTAGTTTTAAGCTAGAAGTTTAAATTAAACTGTGTCAGCAGATTAAACATTTACTCGTGACATAATATTATTTACATCCTCTAAATAAAAGCCAGTTAGTTAATTCTAGCTGGCTTTTTTGTCTTTACTATAAATATGTATCAAATAATCAACTGAATTTTCTAATTTCTGATTCATCAAAATCACCTACAAATTTAGTTCCACTATTAACATAGCAAGAATACTTATTATCTTTGTATTCCTTTATTCTCATTTGTTTTCCAGTTTTAATATCTACTACCAGCTCATTCAATTCATAATTCATATTTAAATTGTTTTGTGGTTCAACAATTTGTTTAATATCACTTTTTAGGTACTTATCCCGAATTTCGCGAATATCATTAGTCATTCCCCAGATTTTGAAAAACAGAATTATCTGAAGAATTGCAAATACAACTAATATTAAAGAAATCAATGTGTTCATAGTAACTGATATTAAAGTTAATAATCGCAAATATATAATTAATTGTTTTGTAAAACAAGAATATTAACACTTGCTATTTAGGTAAATATTCTCTTTTATCTATACTATTAATATATTCAATAAACTGATCTAAATTCAATTTTGTTTGTGCTGGTTCATAGTAATAACCCTTATTAAGAGTAGGAGTATTACCCATAGCTTTTACTGTTCCTTCTTTAGTATATTCATCAAAATATATATTATCTGTAGAATAAACTTCACAATAATACTTCTTTAAAGGATAATAAGCCACATAAACATCTATACCTGTAGTTAGATGAATCACTATTAAAGGATTAGCACCTGTTCCATAAATTATAATTGATTCAACTACTTTGTGAAGCAGATCATATTTTTCAGTATCATCATTGATACTATTAACTACTTCACTTAAATCAGTTATTGATTGTATAGCTTTTATCTGGTTCTCCTTTGATTCAATCTGTTTAAAAATTATATCCTGTTCCTGTAAATATTTACCTGCTTCTTTGTTAATTGATTCAACTTCCTTCAGCTTATTATTATAGAGATCAACCATATTAGGGAACTGAATCTTTATTTCAATAGCTGCATTTACAATAGTATTAGCTTTTGCTGTTAATTCTTGTTGTGCCTTTTTAAGTCCTTTAATTTGCTGTTTTAAGGCTTCTATTTCATCCTTTAAAGGTTCAACCTGTAATTCTGTCTTATTTGCAGCAAGCTCCTTAGCAAAGAGTCTTTTTACTATTTCCCATACAATATACTCAATATTCTTTCCCCTAATAGATTTACTTAAACATACTTCTGTTCTGTTTGTAGCTTTAGAATATTTTTCGTGACAACAATATGAATCCCTAGAAGCTCCATAGGTATAAGATACCTTACAATAAGGGCACTTAATAAGACCTCTTAAAAGTTGAAAGTGTTTCACTCCAGAACTTTTACTTCTGCTGGTTCTCTCTTTCATCCCTTTTATGGATAAATCATACAGTTCAGCAGATATAATAGCAGGAGCTTCAACTGTTGCAGATTCTAAAATCTTTTTATATTTCTTTCCTTGTTTAGGTTTTTCACTTTTTAATCTGTATTTGGCTTCTCCTTTATATACAGGATTTGTTAGCATATCACTTACTGTAGCATAAGTCCAATTTTTACCAGTTCTGGTTTTTAAACCATCAGCATTTAAAACTACAGGGATTCTATAAGCAGAATAACCATCTGCTGAAAGCTGAAATATCCTTCTTACTACACTAGCTTCTTCTTCATTAATAGAAAGTGATTTTGTTTCAGTATCATAATTATAACCGTATGCTGGTTTATATGTATAGCTATTACCTTGCTTCAGAATCTTATTTCTTTTAGATGAAATTACCCGTTCTTTAAATGTTGCTACTTCCTGTTCAGCCATCATAGAAATAACCCCAATAGTAAACATTGCATTTCTATTCTTAGAACCATCTTCATTTAAAGTCTGTAATCCTTCCTTCTTAGAAAAGATAGATATTCCTTTATCTGCAAATTCTTCTACTTGTGTTTGAATATAGATAGACCTTCTGCTTAATCTGGATAATTCCCAGACTAGGATAATATCTACATCATCTTTTGTAAGTTGTCTTACTTTTTCAAATTCTGGTCTGTCATTATTAAATCCACTTTCTTTTTCTTCAAAAATATAAACTACCTCTATATTTTCTTTCTTTGCATAGTCCTTTAGTTCGTTGGTTTGTTTGCTAAAGTCCTGATCTTCAGTGGAAACTCTGGAATAAATAGCTGCTTTCATAATATCTGTATTTTTATTTGATGCAAAGATACAAATTATATGTATACGTGTAAATGTTTAACTATAATCACGCAGCTGTGTGACAATGGTCCCTCAGATGGAGGACGATGGTCACTCAGCTGCGAGACGAGTAAATGATATAAGGGAAATACACTGTTTGCCTTATGAACGGACTTACTATGTACAGTGCCGGAAACAAACAACAGGATACTCCGTAAGGGGTATCCTGTTGTTATAAATAGATTTTAC